GAAAGCAAGGAGTCTGCAGACCCTTTTATAAAGAAAATGCAGAAACTTGCGGGCATAAAAAAATAATTTAAGGAGATTTTAAAATGTCAATTATCGAAACTCTAACTGAGGGCATCGTCAACCGTAATATGGAACAAGAAGGTGCTGCTCTTTTAAACAAGTGGACTCAAACTGGACTTTTGGAAGGTTTGGATGCTGCTCAATCACAAAATATGGCTGTTCTTTTAGAGAACCAAGCCAAGCAACTTTTGAAAGAAAGTTCTTCAATGGCAGCTGGTGACGTATCAGGTTTTGCTGCTGTTGCTTTCCCAATCGTTCGACGTGTATTCGCCGGACTTATCGCAAACGATCTTGTAAGCGTTCAGCCGATGTCTTTGCCATCTGGTCTGATCTTCTTCCTTGACTTCGCATTCTCCCCTAACGAAGGCGCAGCTGGAACTCAAATTGATCCTCGTTTTGGTAACGTAACTGATGGAACTCAATCTATCTATGGTACAAATAAACTTGGTGCTCAAATCATCGACGGTGTTGATCTTGTAAATGCTGCAACTGGTGAAGGTTTTAGTGGTCCTGGTCGTGATGGTCAAGTTGGTTACGCATACGCTTCTCCAAGTGGATCGAACACTGTCGACGAAATCGCCGACGCATTGACTGAAATGAAAGTCAAAGCATCTTTCGCATTAAATGGCTCCGTTTCTGAAGCAAACAAGAAATTGATCAAATTCGATCCGGATCTTCTCGCACTTACAAATAGTACTGCCGTGGTTGTTGTTGATATTGAAGAAGCAAAGTTGAATTCATCGACCGGTCTTAGTCCAGATTATGACAATCTTTCTGCTTTTCAGATATCTGAAGTTTCTGCACTTGCGTCATTCAATGGTCTCACCACTGCGGCTAGTCAAATTCGCCGTTTGACAACCTTGGCTACTCCAACAGAAGCTGCTACTACAAACAAAGCTGTTCGCTTCGTGTTCACTTCAGCTGCAGTGACTCCTAGTACAGTCATTGCTGCAGCACTACCGCCATTGAGCGTTGTTCTTCCTATGAAAGACACTGCTGTTTCCACCACCACTTCAGGTGGAGCAATCACTGCGTTCGGAATGTTGATGGAAGGAGAATCTGATATTCCAGAGATCGACATCAAGGTTGACTCGACAGCAATCACTGCTCAGACTAAAAAGTTGAAAGCAAAGTGGACTCCTGAATTAGGACAAGACTTGAACGCTTATCACAACATTGATGCTGAAGTTGAATTGACTTCCATCTTGTCTGAACAAATTGCTTTAGAAATTGATCGTGAGATCTTGGCTGACCTTGTAAACGGTGCAACTGCTGCAACTCTTTATTGGTCTCGTTCTCCTGGTTTATTCGTAAATCGTCAAACTGGTGCTGAGCTTGGTGCAACTTCTGCTGCTCCTGATTTCACTGGAACAGTATCTGAATGGTATGAAACTTTGATTGAAACAATCAATGACGTATCTGCTCAGATTCACAGAAAGACTTTGCGCGGTGGAGCTACTCACGTTGTTTGTGGCCCTGAAGTTGCAAATGTTTTGGAATTTACAGCTGGTTTCCGTGCAAACGTTACTGCTGATGCTGACCGTGGAGACATCGGTGCTGTTAAAGCTGGTTCTTTGAACCGTAAGTTTGACGTTATCGTTGATCCTTACTTCCCACGTAACGTATTGTTGATTGGTCGTATCGGTTCTTCTTTCTTAGAAAGCGGATATGTCTATGCGCCATATGTGCCATTGCAAGTTACTCCTACCATCTTTGGTGTGGAAGACTTCGTGCCACGTAAAGGTGTAATGACTCGTTATGCTAAGAAGATGGTTCGTCCTGACATGTACGGTCTCGTTATCGTTCGTGGATTATTGGGTGAGTCTGGAGCATAATTCTAGTACTCTTAATAAAAAAGACCCTCGAGCTTCGGTTCGGGGGTTTTCTATTTTTGTATACTATTTAATAAGAAACGTGGGCATGCTTGCCCGAGATAATTAATTTAAGGAGATATGAATTATGTCAAGAGTTGCAAGAGCTGCCCGTGTGGCTAGTCGCCAAAGACCAGAGATTATCACAGCCGATAAAACAATCGGGGCTGCTGAAACTGGTGAACTTTACTTCATCAACCACAACGCTGGATCAGCGTTAAGCATTACACTACCACCTGTTGCTGAGGGAGCATACTTCAGATTTCAATTTATGTCAGCAATGAATGCAAATTCTTCTAAAGTTAGCATTTTGACTCAAGACGGTGCAGGAACAATTAAAGGAACTATGACCAACTACACATTTGCTGGTTCGAGTGCGGATGCAGAGTTTGCTACCAACAAGGATGCTGGTTCTGTACTTCTTTGTTTCAGTGGAAGCATTACTGGTCAACCTACCAACACAATTCACGTTGGATCATATGTTGATGTCTATTGCGATGGAACAAACTGGCAATGTTCTGGAGTGGCGATTGCTCACTCACTTTCTGCTTCAGTATTTACTACTGCAGTAGGAACATAAGTTGCAATAAAAAACTTTTGTATTTTCTTTTTTCACTAGGAAATACTACTTATTAAAGAACGGAACAATGAGTTCAAAAAAAATATTGATACTTTTAAGGAGATATAAATTATGTCAAGAGTTGCAAGAGCGGCAAGAGTCGCAAGTAAACAAAGAGCGGAGATTCTTGGAAACGGAACAGGCGCTCCAACAGCTAAAGCTATTGCTGCAGCAGAAACTGGCGAGCTTTATATGATCAATCACAACAACGCTAGTGAATTGGCCATTACCTTACCTCCAGTAAAAGAAGGAAACTATTTTAGATTTCAACTTATGACTGAGTTAAACGCAAATGGTACTATCACCATCAACAAAAACGCAGCAGATGCAGCTGGAACTATTAAAGGAACAGTATTAACTTTTCTTTTCGCTGGCTCAAGCACTAATACACAAGTGGCGACAAACAAAGACGATGGGAACGATACAAAATTCACCATTAACGATGACACTCACGTTGGCTCATATGTTGATGTCTATTGCGATGGAACAAACTATCAGCTTAGTGGCGTATGTATCTCGTCTGCAATAGCTAACTGCGTCTTTTCATAGAGGTGATTAATGGGTCGTAGATCTAAGAGAAAAAAGCTTTTATTACGAAAACAAAGAATCTTGGGGATCGAATTTGATCCCCAGGAAGCTCGTCGCGTAGGGCTTGGGTATATTATTGACGAGCAAGAAAGAACCAAGGCAGAAGCCGAAGCTTTGAGGCTTGAGCAAGAAAAACAAATGCTACTCAAAGCAAAATTAGAAGCAGAGGCGATGGCAAAAGCTGCCGCTGAACATGCAATGGCCAAAAAAGTTTTTGAAGAAGAGCAAGAACTAAAAGCCAAAGTTGAGACTCCCAAAGCGAAAGCACCTGCTAAAAAGAAAACAACGAGAAAAACTAAAACCACTAGAAAGACTCATAGCAAGAAAGTCTAAAGTCGTTAATCCTTTCTCATACTATTTAGATAGACGGAGGGATATACATGGCATTTCCAGATTTAACACCAACATCTACTGTATCAGCAATTACGCTACCAGCGACGGGTACAGTGGGTGATGTCGCGACCACTCTTGCAATTGGTTTCTACTCAAGCACGAACACTTTTCTTTCAGGTGCAGCAGCTCAGGTTGCTTATACTTTTAAAAGATTAGGTGGAGACGTCCTTGACATTGAATTGACCGCACAGAACGTCTATAATCACTACGAGGAGGCTGTTTTAGAGTATTCCTATATCGTGAACCTCCATCAAGCTAAAAACTCCTTAGGGAGTGCTCTTGGAGGCCCTACGGGTACATTTGATCACACTGGTGACATTACTGCTGGAACTGATGTGGCTCTTAAATATCCTAAGTTTCAATTTGACTATGCTTTTCGTGTCGCAGACAAGTTTTCAACAGAGTCAATAGTTGGAGGAACCCAACCTTTGTACTCCGCTTCTTTTAACAGAGTTACTGATCAACAGGTATATGATTTGCAAGCTATTGTTGAAGCAGCAGAGGCTGGTTCGGAATGGGAAGGAATGGGTAATAAGAGAATTAAGATAAGACAAGTCTATTATATTTCTCCGAGACAAATGTGGAGATTTTATGGATATTATGGCGGACTTAATGTCGTTGGAGACATGCACAATTATGGGCAATATGCTGACGACTCATCTTTCAACGTTATTCCTGTGTGGCAAAACAAAATACAAGCTATGCAATATGAAGATCACCTTTATACAAGGACATCGCACTACTCTTACGAGATAAACGATAATAAATTGATGCTATATCCAACCCCTCAGCTAGTTTCGCCTGAAAAGTTCTGGTTTAGATTTACTGTTGAGTCAGGAAACGAAGCTTTCGCTACCGGATCTTATGATTCTGGTGTGGATGGCGTTAATAACATGAACACTCTTCCAATGGAAAACCTTCCATTTGACAGAATCAACTCCATTGGTCAACAGTGGATCAGAAGATTCGCCTTAGCTCTTTCAAAAGAGACATTGGGTCAAATCCGAGGTAAGTTTGGCGGTAATGTGCCCATACCAGGCGATACGATTCAGTTAAACGCCTCAGATCTTCTGTCTCAAGCAGCGGCCGAACAAACTGCTTTGCGTGAAGAGCTCAACAAGCAACTTGACGAGATGACATACGCTAAACTAGTGGAAACAGACAAGAACATGATCGACAATACAAACTCAATTGTTGGGAATACGCCTTTAAAGATCTTTGTGGGATAAAAAATGAAACTAATAATGGAAAACTGGAGATCGTATCTTAAAGATGTGAGCAAAGAAGAAATAGCTTACTTTGGTCAAGCTTTCAAACAACTTTCGGATGATCCAAGTAAGATTTTTAATTCAGAGTGGATTGAGGAAAATATAGGACCTGAACTAGGAAGCGGGGCTTTTAGAAACACATACGCAATAAAAGGAAGAGATGATATAGTATTTAAAGTCGCAAACCAATACAATACAGGCGATGCCTCTTATATGAATTCCGAAGAAAAAAGATTATTTAATCAGTATCCAGAGTATTTTCCCAAAGTATATCTAACATCACCACCCTACTCTGGTGAAGAATTTGAAGAGATGAGAAAAAAATTAAGTTTTGGTGCTGGGTTTTCAAAGATTGGAGAACAAAGTTCTTACGTTCCTTGGATTATTGTTGAAAAAGTAATCCCTTTTAACGACGATAAATACGAAGAATTTAATCTTTTTATGATGAACAAATACAATAGTTTATCTAAGATTTACAATGTGCTTTGGAGATCTACATTGAATTCTGGTGGCTCTGTTAATCTTCTTGTGACAGAATTTCAACAAGGCATTCACCTTCAAAAATTTTTACGTCAATATTTGCGTACTGTTCCCAACAAAGAATTGGCGAACAATATAACCTACGTTTTTTTGAGAGAATATGCGGATGCTAGAAAACTTGCAATCGATAAAATCACAGAATTTCTTAACGGTGCCTCAGACTTAGACAGATTAAGGAACTTTATCAAAGAATCCACTTTGGGAATCGATGATATCAGGCCTGATAACCTAGGTACAGATCTTGATACAAAGAGTAAATTACTATTTATAGATATTAATAAAAACTAAGGAACAATTAAATGTCAGAATGGGAAAGACCAACGCAGCCACCCTCACCAATGTTCTTCGGAGAGAAGGAAAAAAACCTTGTTAAGCAGGTTAATGACGAAATTATTGAAAGAGTCGTTGGCCAGCAAGTATTGTATTTCCCAATTGACATGGAAACCACAAATTTCCACCCATTGTACGGAGAGGCCATAGACAAGAACTTTTTGCACCCAATTAGAGTCTATGCACTTGTAGAATACCAAGGAGTCGAGACAAGCTTCATGGAAGGCGTCGGTAT